AAGAGTCACTCCATCCAGCCAGCAAGGGCCTACCAATAAGACCGATATCCACATTGGTGAGATGAATATGCAAACAAGTGCGACCAGTGTTAACGCGCTTGGTGCTGACGTTGAGCGAACTGTCCGGCGTAACGCCCTGGTATCTGCATATAACACAGGTCAGTGACATGGCATTCTCCATTAATGAAACAACGCTGCTTAACGCGATAAACGGCGGAGGGTTGTTCTCCGTCATTAACAGCGTGCTCTATCCGGGGTATGGGATTTACTACGCTGACGGGAGTGGAAAGGCGATTAATCCCACATCATTTCTTGGAGTTGAATATGGCGCGGAGGCAGTAGTAGTAAA